TATCATGTTGTTTTAGGTATTATTAAACAAGCAATAAAAAGTGACAGAACAACGCTTCACAATGAGTTTATTCAGCAGGGCCATCCAGAACTTGCTGATCTTTTAAGGAGACTGTAATGGCGATCACAACAGCAATGGCGACAAGTTTTAAGTCGGAGCTACTTCAGGGAATTCATAATTTCCACAACGGTTCTGGCGGCGGAACAACTACTACAACGGGTACGGGCAATACGTTTAAGATTGCTTTGTATACTAGCAGTGCAACGATGTCCGCTTCAACTACAGCCTACGCAACCACTAATGAGGTTTCTGCTACAGGCACTAATTATACGGCTGGCGGTAATACGTTAACTAACGTAGATCCTACCACATCAGGAACTACTGCATTAACTGACTTTGCAGATACCACGTGGTCTAGTAGTTCGATTACTGCTAGAGGGGCACTAATTTATAATTCCTCAACTACAGCAGGGTCTGCTGATAGAGCAGTAGCGATACTGGATTTTGGAGCAGATAAGACATCTACAAGCGGTGACTTTACTGTTCAGTTTCCAGCAGCAGACGCTAGTAACGCGATCATTCGGATTGCATAGGATATAACGTGTGGCTGATGTCAAAGTTGCCTTTGATGGATGGAATTCTTCCTCTCATGGATGGGGTGAAGGAACGTGGGGTAATGGCGAAGCGGTTCCTGACGCAACAGGTACACTCGGTACAGTTTCGGTTTCGGGTGATGCGAACGTCTCTGTCACGGGGGTGGCGGGAACAGGCACCCTTGGATCGGTATCTGTATCCGGTGCTGCGGGTGTTAGTGTATCTGGCGTATCAGGCACTGGTACTCTTGGCACGGTTACTGTCACGGGCGCAGCAAATGTTAGCCCCACGGGTGTCGAAGGCACCGGAACGCTTGGTTCAGTTTCAGTCTCGGCTGATGCAAGCAC